CCGGGTCTGCAGGGCTGGCGCGCGTCGGTACTGGAAACCGAGCTGACGCCGTTGCTGCCGGGTTGAGTATTTGCCGGGGCGCTTGGCGCGCGACCGCATACCGGCTACCATACGCGGCTCGCTGGCGTGCAACGCGCCCGCGCGGCGGCACCGGAATCCCGGTGCCTGCCCTGAAAATCCAAATCGTGGGGCGGTAGCTCAGCTGGGAGAGCGTCGCGTTCGCAATGCGAAGGTCGAGGGTTCGATCCCCTTCCGCTCCACCAACCACCCCTCCCGCAACTTCCCTCAAGACCCCTGAAAGCACGCAGCTAGGCCATTTTCGGCCAGCCGTCCCGCTCCGCTGTTCCCTTGGCTTCACTTGCGTACCCCCAACTCTGGGGGTAGGATCGCGGGTAACAGCCATGCGGCCGAGGGGGTTACCCCATGTTGTCACCTTCCGCTGTTGCCAACGCCAAGCCTGGCGCAAAGCCATACAAGCTCGCCGATGAGCGCGGCATGTTCCTGCTGGTAAACCCTACCGGTTCGCGCTGGTGGCGCTTCAAATACCGCCGCCCCGGCACGCGCAAAGAGAACCTGCTTTCGCTTGGCACCTACCCCGATGTTTCACTGAAACGCGCACGCGAGAAACGCGACGAAGCGCGCCGACTGTTGGCCGATGGCATTGATCCCGGCGACAAGCGCAAGGCCGAGGACTTGGCCGCTGCGAATACGTTCGAGGCAGTCGCGCGCGAATGGTTCGCCAAGTTTTCGACACGCTGGGCGCCGTCGCACGCGGGCAAGGTGCTTGCGCGATTGGAGAATGATCTTTTCCCGTGGATCGGCAACAAACCGATTGCGGGCATGACGGCGCCGGACGTGTTGTCTGCACTGCGCCGCGTTGAATCGCGTGGCGCTGTCGAAACCGCACACCGCGCGTTGCAGAATTGCGGGCAAGTGTTCCGCTACGCCGTGGCAACCGGACGCGCACAAGGCGACGTGACACGCGACCTGCGAGGCTCGCTGACACCCGTGCAGAAAGGCCACTTCGCCAGCATCACCGAACCCGACGAAGTAGGCGCGCTGTTGCGTACCATCGACGGCTTCACCGGCATGTACCAAGTCGCCGCCGCGTTGAAGCTGGCGCCGCTGTTATTCGTGCGGCCCGGCGAACTGCGACAAGCCGAGTGGGCGGAAATCGATCTTGACGCTGCCGAGTGGAACATCCCCGCGCACAAGATGAAGATGCGCCAGCCGCACCTTGTTCCGCTATCCGATCAAGCCGTCACGATCCTGCGCAACCTGCAGCCGTTTTCCGGCGCTTCCCGCTACGTGTTCCCCGGCGCGCGCGACCGCAAGAAACCGCTGTCCGACATGGCACTGAATGCGGCATTCAAACGCATGGGCTATGACGGGCAGACGTTCACAGCGCACGGCTTCCGTGCAATGGCGCGCACGATCCTTGACCAGAACCTGCACTTCCGCCCCGACATCATCGAACACCAATTGGCGCACGCGGTGAAGGATGCGAACGGGCGCGCGTACAACCGCACGTCATTCCTGCCCGAACGCAAAGCGATGATGCAGACGTGGGCCGACTATCTGGACACACTGCGCGAGGAATCCCGCAAGGTTGTACCGATGAAGCGCAAGGCTGGATGAAACAAGGCGTGGGGCGCTAGCGACAATTCTGGGGTAATTCCAAAAACAAAATGGGCGCCGTCCGAACTGGAGGCGCTGAACCGCGCGCGCGAACTTGCGTCGCGCTGACAAAGTGTTTCAAGCGGCCCCGGTCGTGCTAGCACCACGCCGGGGCCAACCACCACCGCCCACATAGGAGGCGATCATGGCAACGAAGAGTGTAGCGAACCCGGTGGCACATCTGACCGAGGAGGATTGGGCCGCCATGGATGACAAGACTTATTGCGAGAACATGGACAAGGTGATCAATGCCGCGCCGCCGCTCTTGTCGTTCGAGGATATGGACAAGTTGGAGAGGTGGTGGCGCGATGGCGTTCGACGCCGACGCTGCTCGCTGATTTTATTGACGACGCCAGCCAAGGAGCTGGTGGAGAAGGTCCAGAAAGACCGCGGTTTTGCGGTGGCCGTGGCCGACGTGCTGGATGGAATCAAAGACCTGACGAACGTTGCGCAGGAGCTGACGGAATTATTCAATGCGGTTGAGGCGCGAACCATCCTCGCACTCGCAGCGCGGGAGGACATGCAGGAAATCATGGACGAAGCGACAGCGGCGGGAGCGTGAGCATGGACGAGAAGCCCACCGAACAGTCAAGCGCGGCGCTCGATGCGTTTTTCGAAGATTGGATTGCGCGCATGGAGCGTTTGTCCCATGAAAGACGGGCGCCGGAACCCCCGAGAGATTCAAGGCCCGAGCTGCGGCTGGTGCCGAATTGTGGCCGCTTGTTGCAAACGCGCAATCGGGATTATGGGCTTGGCGAGATGGAGTTCTATGCGGGGAACATCCGCGCATTACGCACCGGCGAGATTGATCACGCGCCGAATCGCCCGAAGCTCACGCTTGTTCGTTCACGCGACACCATCGAGACATCGAGGACCACAACATGAACGCACAAATCATTCCATTCCAGACGAAAAGTGATCGGCTGCTCGCGCTCGCACGGTCTTGGTATCGCCATTTCAGGGATGACTACCAGCAACAAGGCCGCCTAGTCGATCGCGCGGAGATCATTGAGAAAGCTGCCGTAGAGGCATTGGTTGAAAATGACCAAGGATGGCGTTATTGGGAAGAAGCAGGCCGAACGACTGATGATCAATCGGCGAAATGGTATCGCGAGTTTTTTCGTGATGATAAGTGGGGGCACACAGAGCGTTTGAAATGTCGGCTCGATGATTGTCTGCACGGCAAATGGCACCGCATGAAGGCTGTGCCACCAAGACATCCGAGATGCAGCAAGGCAACGCGCGAGAAGCCTGTCGCAACAGTGATTCCGTTTCGGGTGCGGTGCACTACCGACGCGCCGAAATCGGCAGCAAGGTAACCCACACGCCACGGCTAGGCCGGCCAGCCGAACGCGGGGCACCTTCACCCGTTGCCGTGGTGGTTTTTGAAGGCAGGAAGGTGCGCCAATGACGGAAAGCAAATTGCACACGCTCTCGCCCCAATTCCACGACGATCGTGCTTTGGACGATGCACTTAAAGACAACCCTCGCCTGAAGGTATTGCATTATTGGGGTGACACGGAAGCGCTCGACGAAAACGAGGGGTGCGCCGTAGATGACGCATGCGTTGCCGCGATCAAAACGCTTTACGCAAGCGGCAGCCAGCACGCGGTGTCAGCGCAATTTGGCGGCAACCCGTTGGCGTGCAATCCCGATTCTCACCCAGACGCAGAAATCATTCGCGCATGGCTCGAATCGACCAGGCAACCGGCAACCGACCTGCGCGTTATTTTTTGGCTCGCGTACATCGTTCGAAACGAATGGGCAAAGTTTCCCAAGCGCACACGGACCGAACATCGCGAGATTTACCAGCGAATCGCCAGCCTCTGCGGAGAGCTATCTGCCGCGATGGATGAGACTGGAATGTCTTTCCTGCGCGGCGACGGCCACGGCTTTCAAGGGCTGGGCGTTTACGCCCTTCTGACACACGGCGAGATTGACGCCATAGTCTCGGCAAGCGACCACGCGCGCGGCTTGCGGGAAGGCTCGCGCACCCTCAACGGATATGAGCGCTATCTGTTGGATCTGATGCTGCACTTTCCTGTCGCGGACGGGTTTCCCTCCATGCGGACACTGCTTGATCGTCTAGCGACCGAAGCGATTCGATTTAGCGAGCGAGGCCCCTTACATGCGCAACCTAACAAACGGGGCGCCGAACGCGGTTACTTTGTACGGCGTATGGGCGAACTGTTCCAGCGGCGTTATGGCAAACAACCGCACGAAGTGATCGCGGCGCTGACTACGATCGCTCTAGGCGAAGCTACGGATCGCGAGCTAGTCGCCAAGCTATTGGCATAGCCGAACGTTGTAAACCGCATTCTGCGTGGAACGTTCTTGCGCGATTCGGCGCAACTACGTCCCTACGATTGCGCCGCGCCTCCGCCCATCATCCCTAGCAACCCCGCATCACACGCGGGCAACGCTAGAGGATGATCAATGCAGCACGACAACCCAACCTCGCCACCGGTACCCTCGCAGGCCCCCGGCGATTTCGTTTCAGCCGTAGAGGCCGCACGCATTCTAGGCGTGTCGCCCAAAACGATCGATAACTGGCGCTGGAAAGGCCAAGGTCCCCGCTACCACAAGATCGGCCGCCGTCTGGTGCGCTACCACCGCGCCGACTTGGCGAAGTTCGCCGCGGGTGATGCAGCATGAACGCGCCCAAGGTTAAAACCCCAGCACAGCATCGCGCCCTATTGCTCTCGGCAATGCAGGCCGTGTGTGAGCGGCGAATGAGTGTTCCGCTGGCAAACGCCGTGATAGGGCTATCTGCCCAGGTGCACGAGAACATGGCGCTGGAGCGCTCGCGGCAAGACGTTACGCATGATTGTCGCGTCGTGCCCTTCGTGCGCGACAAGCCTATCGATGGGGACGCGCCATGAACCCCGCCGAGGCCGATTTGGTGCGCCATGAGTTAGCGTCATTGACCCGGCGTGCGGAAGCGGCGGAATCCTTGCGCGACCAATACGAGCGCGAACGCGACGAGGCGCGGGCAATCCTTGCGCGCGTGCGCACGTCCATGAATGAAGCCCACAACGATCCGGCCGATGACGGCAAACCGCGAGGCGCCGAATGAAAGCCCGGAAAAGCAACACCCCGCCAGTGCGGGCGGGGTGTCAGGGTGCTTCGCAGGTTCATCCGGACGATACAGGCAAGCGGCTTGCTATCGCGGCTTGCGGAACATCCATCCCGGATGCTGGCGATGTTACGCCCTCGCACTTCGACTGTCTACCGTCTGAACTGACATCGCGAGCGCGCTGGGTGCTGTGGCGCGACGGCAAGGTGCCCTACTGCGCACGACAGCCACGCAGGCGCGCGTCCTGCACTGACCCCAAGACATGGGCCAGCTTCGACGCGGCGCTCGCTGCGCACGCTGCAGACAGGAATTGCGGTCTTGGCTTCGTCCTGGGCGACGGCATCGCAGCGGTGGACATCGACCACGACACCAGCGAAGCCGCCATGTTCCTGCTGGAAACCGTGGGCTGCGGATACATCGAGGTATCGCCATCGGGCGAGGGCTTGCACGGTTGGGCATTGAGTGACGCCACGCTGCCACGCAAGAAAGGCGTCTTGGACGGCCTGCATGTCGAGGTCTACAACGCCGAGCGCTACATCACGGTTACGGGCCGCCATTTGGTCAATGAGCCGTTGAGGCGAACCGATTGCATCCTGCGACTTTCCATGGCGCTTGCCCGCGAAACCCAAGAAAAACCCACTGGGTTTACAGCATCAACTGCATCAACAGCATCAACTGCATCAACAGCTAATCATGTAGAAGATGTACCACTCGGGCGATTTCTTCCGAAAAAACCGGGAGAGCGAAACGGGCGGATTTTTGAATGGTGCCGGTACGTCAAGACCACGCACCCGGACGCGACGCTAGCGGAGCAAATCGAGTACGCGACGCGGTGGTATCAGGCCGCGCAAGCAGTGATTGGCACGAAGGACCAGTCCGTCACGGTGAACGATTTCCTGCGGGGCTGGGAAGTGGCGCAGCCACTCGGGTTCGACGTGAAGGGCATGATTCCCGAGGCTCGCACCGTACCCGTACCCGACTTGGTGGAAAAGGCGATCACGCCCCACGTGCTGGCCTATCAGCTTTGCGTCGTGCTGCAGCGACAACACCCCGACCGACCGTTTTTCATCTCAACTCGCCAGCTTGGCCAGTGCCTGGGTGCGAGCCACACGATAGCGGCCGGCGTCATGCGCGTGCTGCGCGTATTGGGCGTGCTGGTGGTGGCGAAGGAATACACCCGCACGACTTCGACACGGTATTACGTGGCGCCGCAATTCCTGGACTACGGCAACGGAGGCCGGGATGAGTGAGATGCCGGCGGCCGATGCTCGCGACGCAATCGTTGGCGGCCTGTCTGACCCCGATGCTGCCGCTGCTGGTATGGATGTCAGGGGCACGCTCACATGGGGCGATCCCGAAGACATTCCGGATCGGAATGCTGCCCTCCCGGTCTATTACGTTGGGGTGCGCGAGATCCGGGATGCCGAGGGCAAGCACAAAATTGTTCCTGCGTCGGATCGCAAATCCGGCGCTGAGGTACGACCGCGTACATCAAACCGTTCGGATGCATGGCTTGCGCTGGCGCTGATCCGAAAAGGCCGCCACGACTGCCGCCCGAATCTGCTGGCGCTGGTGAAATTCGGCGCGGGCAATGCGCTGGAACAGTTGATCGATTATGGGGCCTGTTACGTGAAGGCGTGGGCCGCAATGGCTGGGCGCGAGTATTCGCGCAACGTTCTACAGGCTGCCGCTGCGGACGCGTTGCACATCGTAGTCGGTGGGGAGACGCGCGTCAGGCACAAGCGGCGCAAAGATGAACTGCCATGGTGGGAGCGCGAGCCTGGCAAACGGGACGCGCCGGCATCCCGGCCGCCATCGATTGCCAAGGCGCGGCAGACACCCCGCGTTCCGGTGGCTGCGCGTGCGAAACAGCTTGGTATCGACAACGCCGTTTTCGGTGAGTTGCGCCGGGTTGCGATCTGCGCCTATGAGCGCCGACTGCAGGAAGCTGAGGCCCGAGTTGCCAAGGTGAGCGACTACACGCCGATGCGCTACAACATCGCGTCTAACAGCGTCCCGCGCGCCACTCGCTGGAAATCCAATCGCACCACGCTGACACTGCGCGGTGCTGCGGCTGCGATTTATCACCGTCGCAATCCTGCCGAACCGCGAACCGATTGGATGCATCGCGGCAAGGGATTAACTCCCGCCAATGGCTACAATGATATAGAGGGAATTGAAAACAAAAACGGTCGGTTCATGCGCGCAGCGTGATTGACTCACTGCGGACAAACCACAGATAAGAAAGGGGCGCCCAAGAGCGCCCCAATTTGTTACGACTGCAGCCCGGTGAGCCAGGCAATAAACGTCCACACTGCTCGCCAGGTGACTTCAATCTCAGCTTTGGCTTTCGCCTAGGCCTAGAAGTCCTTTGACTGCAGCATGAGCTTTAGACCGAGTTTGGCTTTCATATCGGTTCCTACCCATTAGGTCGCCGGTGATGGATGGAACTCCGGCTTTTATCAAGCGCCATGACCTGTGCGGGCGCCGCCCACTGCGGTAACAGCGGACGGCTCGATGTTAGTTGCGCTCACACCATTCTTTTTGCCAGCAATTGTCACAAGAGGTTTTGCGAGGTGCCACGATGGAAAATTTGACGCTGATCCGAATGCCGGAAGTCCAGAGGCTTTGCGGTGGTGTATCCCGGCCTACCGTGTATCGCTGGCAACGCCGTTATGGCTTCCCGCGTGGTGGCCACTTGGGCGAAAAGACAAAGGTCTGGAACAAGGCGGACGTCTTGCAGTGGATCACCAAGCGGATGAAGGAAGCCGCCTGAAACGCTCAATCTCGCCCATCTCGAACACTAAAAAAATCAGCAACTTAGCCGTGTTTCGGCGTTGGCCGAAGGCGGTTTGGAGCCGATTTTAGCGTGTAGGTTATTGATTTTCATGGAATAGTGTTGTTTCGGCTCAAGCGGCGTTTCCGCTGTTCGGTTGCTCACCGAACAATCAAACGGCACCTTGAAACTGTGTTTTTAAGCCATTTGCAGGACGCAAACGCAACAGTTACCCCCTGAATTACCACCCAAACAGGCCCGAAGCGGCCCTTTTCTGCCCATCCGGGCACCACCACGAGGAACATCCATGAGTATCTAGAACCCAGCGTCAACCCAGCCCCAAGGCACTCCGATGGTGCCGCCCAATGCCCATAACGGCGTGTCGCCGAACATGCGCGGCCCAGGCAATGGCGTAAGCCCCAATATGTCCGGCCACGGCAATGGCGTGAGTCCGAACATGGCAGGCCATCGCAACGGCGATGCTGCCGGGAACATGACGCCGCCGGCCGGACGCGCTGGCCGCGATGGCAACTTCACCATGCCGAGGAGTCCGCGATGACTACGCCCGAATCCGCGCCCGCTGGTGGCGCTACGCCGCAAGCCGAGCAGCCGAACGTCACCTTCATTTCATCGGCAGGCGACCCGGCACCGATAACCGGTGATCCCGTCGAGGCACCTACGCCCGCGCGCGCTGAACGCAACGCCCAGGTGTACGAACTGGCCGACCGTCGCCCAATGATGGTGTCACCGCCGCCCAATGCCGCATTCGGCGATGCTTACCAGCCATATGCCTTGTCCGCAGTGAAGACGTTGCAGGACTACGTGAAAACCGCGCAGGAGGTCCGTGGCGACCCCACACTTACGGATATCGGCAAGGCCAAGAAGCTGGAGCAGCCCTTGGCCAAGGCCGCGATGGACCTGCACAAGATCGCCGATACGGTCCTGGGCAAGGGTGCTGCCCTGATGAGCAAACGGGCAGACCTGCTGGGCGTGCCGTCTGTTGAACCAGGCAACGCCGCGCAACAGTTGGCGGATCGCGAATGCCGCGAGTGGTTCCGTGGCCTGTCTGCCGATGAGCGTGCCGAGGTCATGCCCAAGCTGATGTCCGGGAAGCTCCCCGCGATTGCCAAGGCGCTGGCCCGTTCGCCGATCCCGCTGAATCTGGACGAACAAAAGATCGAGCAGGCGTGGCGCGAGTCTGTCATTGCGTCCGATCCCGAAACGTTCGCGAACATGGACAAGGAAACCGAGGCTGCGGATTGGGCGTACCTACTGGTGCAACGCGCGGCGGAGAAATTCCTGGGCTCTCACGGCGTCACGTCGCAGGCTGTCGCCCGGATCTTGGCGGATGCTGGCGTAGATGATGCCGGCCCCTTCAAGGGCGTCACCTTGCCGCACAAATGGAAATGACCATGCGAACCATCGAAGACATCGCCCAAATGTGGGCAGACCGTACCGAAACCATCCGCACGCAGTCTTACCAGTAGGCCCGCCAAGCGCCGCGCGTCTATGCCGAGTCCATCCATACCGCGTTCAATGCCGCCGCTGCTGACCGCGACGCACTGCCCGTCCTGATCGCACACCTGCACGGCGTCACCGCCGCAATGGAAGCCCTGGCCGGACGCACGCCCGAGCTTGATCCTGAAGGTGGCGATGCTGGCAAGCCGCGACGCGCGTGGAGGGTGGGCCGATGAGTTGGAGCGAAGGCCCGCACACACCCGAGGCGCTAAGCGAACGGGAAGATGCACTCGCGGCAATGATTGAATGCAAGGATGCAGCGCTCACGCTGCGTGATGCCGAGATCGCCGAGCTAAAGGCTCGCATTGCCGAACTGGAAGCCACGCCGCAACCCGTAGAGGTGCGCGTGGTGGACGCGAGGAAACGGCCATGACGGCGCCCAAGCTCACCGGCAACAGGTGCCAGTGTCCAACGTGCGGCGAGCGTTTCAACGGCGTGACGCCTTTCGACCATCACCGGGTCGGCAGCTATGCCAAGCCAGACCAGCCGAATACCCGCCGATGCTTGACCTTGGCGGAAATGGTGGCCGCTGGGTTTATTCGGAACGCTGCCGGGTTCTGGTGCAACCGTGCCGACCCCAAACACGCCATGCGACCCCGCGCGCAGGGTATTTCAGCGCCGCGCACGCATGGGGCAATGGGTCAGCCTAGCCCCGAGCCGGACGGGCTGAAAATGCCGGATGCGTTAATGGAGGCAGCATGAGCACTGCACTTGCACAAACATTCCCGGCCGTCGTGAAGCCGCACCCGCTCACCAGTGACACGTCGGTCGCATACATGCGTGAAGGCCAGACCTTGCGCGAAGTGATCGGCCCGGATGCCACGGACTCGCTGCGGATCGAAGTCGGCGGGATCGAGGTTCCGGCGCACTTGTGGGACAAGGTGCGACCGCGAGCAGGTACGCCGGTACACGTGACAGTGATCCCGTAGGGCGGCAATGGCGGCAAGTGGCTGCGCACGATTCTGCTGATCGTTGTCGCGATCGTCGCATGGGAAATCGCGCCCTATCTCACTGGCGAGTTCGGAGTATTGGCGGGCGCCAATACGGCGATGGTGGCTGCTGGCTTGGCGCTCGTGGGGCAGCTTGCCATCACCCCACTGATTCCACCACCGGAGATGAAACCTTGAGCATCGCAAACATCATTGTAGGACACGACAAGGCGCTGATCGGATTCGACACGAAGAGCGCATTCATGGCGACGCCGGTTAGCGGCGGCTTTGCGGCGGCGTTGAAGCTGGCGGAGGGTGGAGCGCACACATCCAAATGCATGTTCCTGCCGCATGCCAATGTCGCCATGCCGACGCTTGGCGACAACCTGCTGGCGAACTACGCATTCAGCATGTTGCAGCTACGTCCCGACTTGGTGGACCTGGACAAGATGGCCGAGGCAATGCCGGAAATTCTGGCGGAAGCTCATCGGCAAGCCGTGTTTATCCGCAAGCAACAGTGGGGCACCGACAAGTTCCCCGGTTCGGCGGTGTTCCTGGTCGGCTGGTCGAATGCGTTGAAGCGAATGGAATGCGTGCGCTGGACGCGTTGGCCCGCCGACTCCGCGTTCAAGGCAGAGCAAGTGCGGCATGTGTCACTCAACCCGGAAACGGGCAACGAGCACGACACGCCGTTCACCGACGCCGACATGGAAGCGCTCGCACGCGAGCAAGTGGCATATGCGCGCGGACTGCCAAGCGCTGAATACGACTGCGGCGGCCGGTTGCTGGTTGCCGAATTGACCCGCGACACGTTGAACGTGCGCACTGTTGCGGATTTGGAGGAGTGATAATGGCAACAGACACACGCAACAGGACAACCGACCATGCGAGTCAATGATCTTCCAGGAATCGACTTCATTTCATGCGACGCCTGTCGTGCGCCGTTTAACCGCGATCATCCGCCAATGGTTATGGGGATTGAATCAAGCGAGGGGGAACTGGTACTCGGCTTGTGCGCCACATGCATGCGCGTCTTGGCTGGCAATGACCATGAGGCAGCCGAGGCTATCTCTAGCAAGGCCGACGCCACCGCGCGCCTGCGTCCGAATCGAATGAGGAAACCGCAAACATGACCACGTAGCTTCAAGAAATCCGACTGTACGGCGAGGCAGGGAAAAAGTTCGGCCGCGTGCACTATGCAGCGCTGGACTCCCATAGCCCGGCCGAGGCCATTAAGTATCTTCGCGCGAACTTCAAGGGGATCGATGCCTATCTCATGGGCGCCAAGGCGCGAGGCATAGGCTTCGCGGTATTTGCAGGCAAGAAGAATCTGGCGCGCGATGAGTTGGACCAGCCAGTCGGGCGTGACGCCATCCGCATCGCGCCAGTTGTGATTGGCAGCAAACGCGGCGGTGTACTGAATGTCATTCTCGGAGCGGTTCTGATTGTTGTTGGCGCGTTAATCGACATCTATGCGCCGGAGTTTTCCGCTGTCGGCACCGCGATGATCAAGATCGGCGAAGCGATGGCGATCGGCGGCATCATCCAGATGCTATCTCCATAGCCCAAAGGCATTAATTCAAAAGACAGCCCCGGAAACACGCCAAGCTACGCCTTCAATGGTCCGATCAATACTGAAGCGCAGGGCCATCCAGTGCCGTACTTTGCTGGCGGCCCCATGTGGATCGGATCGGCCGTGATCAGTGCCGGTATTTCCGTTGAGGACCATTCACACGCTGCGCTCGCGCCCATCTCCGGCGCCGGGTCGCTTGGGTACGGCGGCGACCTGTTCCGCGCACGGACGGCAGTCCAATGATGAACGGTTCGCGCTGCCCGATGGCGTACGCCTGAACACTCCGGACAAGCCGGCGAGTGTCCGGTTCCGACAACAACCCCGGCAGCCGGGGCGGCGCTGCCATGCGCCGTGACCCGGCAACCTTTTTGGAGATGAACTGATGCCCATGCCACGCAAGAACCCGCCGAAAGATGCGCGGGAACGGATCGAGCGCTACACCGCGTAGCACTACAACACCAAGGCCATCACGAAACTGTTCGGCGTGAGCCGGGAAGTGTTTTACCGATGGCTCAAGGAAAACCCCGAACTTACCGAAGCGCGCGAGGCTTCGCTTGGTGTCGAGGAAAAAGACCTGGTGGATATGCTTTGGGAGAATGCGAAGTCCGGCAACGTGGCCGCGCAAATCTTCCTGCTGAAGGCACGCCACCATTACCGCGACAACTCGCCCGTCGCCGATCAAACGGCGGTCCAAGTGAACATTACGCTCCCCGGCGCGTCGAAGCTGGACGAATACAAGGCGCGGATCATTGCCGAGCAACCGGAGCTTGTGAAGCGTATCGAACGAGAGGAACGGAATGATGGCATCGACATCGATCGAGCTTAATGAGTTCCAGCAACGGGCGTTGACGATGCCCGAGGAAGTCGACTTATTCCTGGGCGGCGGACGCGGCGGCGGCAAGTCGTTCGCGCTGGCGTTCCTCGCACTGCGACACGCCGAGTAGTACAAAGACCGCGCGCGCATCCTGTATATCCGGCGTACCTATCGCGGCCTTGCCGACTTTGAACTGGTGACGCGCGAACTGTTCGGCGCAGCCTATGGCACGTCCGCCCGGTACAACCAGGCGGAACACGTCTGGAAGCTGCCGAACGGCGCCTATGTCGAATTGGGCCAGCTCGAGAGCGCGGGCGACTATGCCAAGTATCAAGGCCGCAGCTTTACCTTGCTGCTGGTGGATGAGGCTGGACAATTCCCCACATCGCAATTGCTTGACCTATTGCGCTCGAACATGCGCGGCCCCGCCGATATGCCGGTGCGGATGGTGATCGCGGCGAACCCTGGCGGTCCCGGTCACTACTGGCTGGCGAAGCGTTTCGTGTTCAAGCAAGCGCCGTGGGTGCCGTTCCTGGAGGAAAAGAGCAAGCGCGAATGGATTTATTGCCCGTCAACGTTCGTCGGCAACCAATTCATCGACCGCGCGCAGTATGCCGAGCAATTGCGTTCCTCATGTCCCGACGATCCCGAATTGCTGCGGGCGTGGGTTGAGGGCGATTGGGCCGTTGCACGCGGCGCGTACTTCGCGGCTGTCTTGGACGAGACCCGCAACGCCGTGGACCCTTGGCAAGCAATCCCCGAGGGTTGGGAAACGCATCTTGCGCACGACTTCGGGTCATCGGCGCCGAGCGTGACCTATGTCGTCGCGAAGTCACCGGGCGATACCGTGGGCGGCCGTTACTTTCCGCGCGGCTCGCTGGTGCTTGTGGACGAACTGGCAACCGTGAAGGGCGAAGACTTGAACACGGGGCTGGGTTGGACCGTTCCGGTACTCGCCGAGGAAATCCGTGCCATGTGCGCACGTTGGCACGTACAGGCCCGAGGCTGCGCGGATGACGCGATCTTTGCGTAGAGCGGACATGCAACCGGTTCAATCGCCGATGAGTTCCGGCAGGCGCGCGTGCATTTCTACCCAGCGCAAAAGGCCGGACGGGTTGCGGGCTGGCAAAAGATGAAGCGGCTACTACAGGACGCGGGCAAGCCCGACAAGCCGGGCCTGTACGTGAGCCGTGCATGCGCCTACTGGTGGGCAACCGTGCCGTATCTGGCGCGCGACACGAAGCGTGTCGAGGACGTGGATAGCTCCGGGCCGGATCATGGCGCGGATGCATGCCGCTATGGACTCAGCGAAACGCCGAAGGCCTAGGCGTTCCAGTTGCGGCTGTGATGCCGTCTGGCTTTGTCAGAGTGAGTCCACCCGAAATTCGCCGACAGCGGTGTTCCAAGCATTTGCCGCAACCGGATTGTTTTCATCGAATCCGATAGGTTCGTCGGTGTAGCTCACTCTTGCGGAAATGTATGCCATCCAAGCGATGTACAGTTTTCTGGCTGCCGCCGCCTGACTCGGATTAGCCGCTGCTTTGTACGCAAGATATGTTGACTGCGCGTCCGCTTGCGCCTTTTTGTATGCTGCCACGGTGGCATCGGTATCTGCCTTGTCGTATGGCACGCCTTCGATGCTGTGCAGCTCAATCATGCGCCGGCATTCCTGTGTACCCATGCCGACGCATGCAACACGATCATCCATGTGTTGCTTCAGGACGGCATTGGAGTGATTTTCGTATTCCGTAATCTGCGCCGACTGCAAAACCTGGATGTCGTTCATCAAGCTACCGAGGAGGTCCGGAAGCTGGGCGGGAGCTGTGGCGACGGAGGTCTTAGCAGGGTGCCGGTGATGGGTGGCTGCGATGCTCGGAGCGCCGAACGTGAATACGATTGATATGAATGCGGCGGCCGTGATTTTCTTGACGTTCATGAGTTTGTCCCCTAATCGAGTTTGTAACCGTTAGCGACGTCAGCGCGATAGCTTAACCCGCTAGCCGCGATCCTCCGGCCACGGCGGCGACCGCAAGTCGGATCAACCGGCAACGTTGCCGCTTGATTCCGTCGCGAGTCGCGCATCAAGAGCGCAGTGACCTTGATGCGATCCCACAGACCAAGCTCGCGCACGCTTGCGCCATTTCCGATACCATAACCGCCGGCACGCCATGCAAGCGCGCCCGTTTGCCCATCTATTGTGATCGCGCCGAAGTAGCGCCAATCGTGTTCACGCATCGGCGTCGGCAGCGGTTCCGCGTACGCGCGCCAATCGGCGAGCAAGTCGAGTGTGACAACACGCTCGCGTTCGGCTTTGGTGGGGCGGCGGCGTGACATGTGGCAATTATGGATGCAGCACGCTCAAGAGTTGAGACGCGCCGGGACTTACATCGGTTAGCTCACCATCCTTGGCGTCCCTGACGGCCCGGCGCGCAATCCATGATCGCGTCATGCAACGTGGCGCGGTATCGGCGCAAGGCTCGTCGTCGTGTAGGGAAATGCCTACACGAATCGCACTCGCAGAATGGGGTAATTTTGGTGGTACACGCATCCCGAGACGCTGAATTGTTCGCGCGTTTTCAATGCGTTACACCATCTATTTGATTGCCTTCCGCCCACCAATTCAACGATTGCAAGGGCCGAATCTCGTGCAGCGGCGGCCCAGTGCCCGTTTCGCGCTACCTCATGCTTT